TTATTATGGATACACTAAGAACTAAGAATAATTCGCAAAAAGATTATTTTGTAACCAAAAACGTTGCTATGCAACATGTTTATGATTACTTAGCTAGAGTTAAGGCTCAACGTGTCGGTGATGATTATGCATTGAATTATGATCCTAATTTGATTAGTGATTTTGATAGGATGTTGGAATTTTCAGAGACACTAGATTTATCTGGTGTTCCTGCTGAAGAAGTCCTTGATACTGTTTATATGCATATGGTTATGGCGTTTCATATGGATGAGACAACATTACCAGCTTCTCCCGAATTGAAGGCGTGGCTTTCGAAGAATGTTGATGTGGTGGCACCTGAATTTGTTAACACGTATAAGAAAATTTCAACGTGTGAATTTTTTCAACCAATAGATGTTAGTGAGGTTAAGTTTGATGGGTTTATCCACGCTCCTCCTAGTGCCACTTATGATGTTCCTGTAGTTGATCCTGATGTGTTTATTGCACTTGCTCAAGTTGAGAACAGTAATCCTCATTTTACCACAACTCCCCTTGTTGGGTTTGCTCATGGTGTTGATGGGCGTCCAGTAAGGAATGTCACGGCACAGGATATGCGCGGTGTTTGTGAAGCTAATAAGAAGTTTCATGATTATAAGAGAGTTGACGATAGTGTAGATTTTAATGATTTATACTTGTCGTCTATGGAAATAGTGAGGGCTCTTGGTGAGGATGGCTGTTATGATCAGGAATTTGTTAGCACGCTTACTGATGGACAGGGACATATTTCTGCTATTGATAAGGAATCGTCTATGGGCTATTCAAATGTTGAGTTCTTTGATAGCATAGACGGAATAGTTAGGAAAGTTTCTAACCCACGGAAAAGGGATGCGATACCTGCGCAGTTGGATAATTTTGAGATGTATAAGTCTGAGATGAATGCTTATTTGTGTGGTATTAGAGATGATATTCCTTATCCGGGTCCTTTGTTTGAAGCTCATAAGCTTGAAATAATATCTCATTTGGAGTATTGGGACACATGTGATGAGTACATGGATGCTGATGAAGTTAATAAAGTGTTGATGAAACAACGACTTTTTTATATGAGTGCATCCTTGGCTCTTCTTGCTGATAATGTAGTTTTTAAAACATTGATTAATACCATGCGGTATTGGATGTCTGCTATTGGCATAAAAGTCACTGAGGGAGGTTTATTGGAGATGTGGGATATTGTTCTCGGTAAGAGATCATCCCCGTTAAAACAGCGATGGCGACGTGTTGAGAGGTGGGCATGGCATAAGCATGGTGTTGACTTAAAAACTAGGCGGTATGGAGAGGGAGATTGGTCTTCATATCATACTACGCTAGTTGCAATGGTCATGGCTGCTGCCATTGGTACAGCTTTTTCCATATTTAGTAAGACTGGTGATCCGTTAGTAAGGTTGCTTGCCATTACCTGTCATGGTTTGGCTATTACTAAAGTTATGTATATGTACCTAGCTGATCAATTCTACCGTGTTCAAGGTAGAATGTTTAGTGGTGTTTTGATAACTTCCACTATTGATACTGTATATCAAATTTTGTTGTTTTTATATTATTGTAAAATGCTTCTTCGGAAGTATCCTGATAATGAATTACTGCGTGAAGTGGTAGCTGCACAGATGTTTATCATGTTCTTTTATGGTGATGATCATATAGCTGGATGGCCTGTGTGGATGGAACAATTTAAGTTGGATGATGGCGCTAGAGACACTTTGGATGATTTTGTGTCTATGTGCGTCAGTAAGTTTGGTATGAAGTATAAGGTCAGTGCTTCTCAACGTTATGAGGAGGATGAGGTTGTAGGAGAAATTCACTTCTACACCAGTGAGTATGATGGTGTTCCTTTGGAAGTCAAGTCCTTGACAAGGCTTGGCTGTACTTTTTTAAAGTACTCCGTTATGCAAATATTTTTGGACAAAAAGCCTTTCCTCTCTCCCATACCTATGAAGCATCCTAAGGATGCGGTGGTAAAATGTGGGTGGAGTGTAAATGCGTCCAAAAACTCCTCATTGGAAATGGCTAAAGTTGTTGCATTGGCATTTCTGAATACTAATCCTGAGGTCCATTGCTTCCTAGAGTGTTATTATAATGCGCTAGGTAAGAGAGGAGCTATATTATCTCCTGAAGTTATGGATTCAATAATGTCATCTCCGGATGGAATTTCCATGTATTTGTTGTCTAATACATATGTGCGTGGTGTTGAGATGAAATTTCCTTCTTTATTGGATAACTTTAAGAAACAGTATATTGGTTACAGGAACAAAACCGGTTTTCAACCTCTTGATAAATATGGTCACGTTAAGTTGACTAAGGAGAAGCATGCCATGTGGCGTGCGGATGATTATACCGGTTCGAGTATTCCTATTGATTTTAATTGAG